CTAAGAACTTCTTACGGCAGCACATCAGGTGGTGGTGGATCAGCAGAAGCATCTCTAAGCCTTGTTACAGGGTTAAGTTATACTATAATTGTTGGAGCAGGCGGATCAAAAGGCTTTTCTGGTTCTGGTTCTGTAATTGCAAAAGGTTCTAATGGCGGAAATTCAACATTCCATACTGTTACCTCATTAGGCGGTGGTGGTGGTGGCGGTGTCAATGGTAAAAACGGTGGTACAGGTGGAGGCGGGCAATATTATGCTTTAGGTGGAACAGGAACTACTGGACAAGGTTTTGCAGGCGGTAATGGTGATCAAGCTAGCACACGTTGGGGCGGAGGCGGCGGAGGTGCTACTAGTGTTGGCGCAACTTCTGGAACTAGCGGTGGAGGAACTGCAGGCGGAACAGGATTAACTTCATCAATCAGAGGTTCTTCAGCTACTTATTCGACTGGCGGAAGAGGAGGTGGTAACACATTTCCTGGTGCGCAGGGAGATGCTACTGCCAATACAGCAGACGGTGGACCTGGTTCATATCAAGGTCAAGGCGCAGGAAGTGGGGGTTCAGGTATAGTAATTTTAAGAACCTCTGTTGCTACTGCTACATTTAGCGCAGGAGTGACTTGCAATGGAACTGCAGGCGGAGGTACTATAAGTGGTCAAACAGCGGGTTCAGACTATGTATATCAAATAACAGCTGCAGGCGCATCTGATACAGTAACATTTTAATATGGCACATTACGCAAACATATCAAACGCAGAATTTACAATAACAGAGAGAGCTCGGCTTCTTGAAGTTCAGCTAGAAATAAGTTCTATTTGTGAGACTAATAGAGGAACTGAAGAATATAAAAATTTACAAGTATCTTCAGAAAGTAAATACACAAGCGACACATTAGAAAGACTACAATCCGAAGCTTTGAATCTTGAAACTTTTTCAGACGATTGGTTTGCAAAACAAGAAGAAATTCAAGCTGAAGAGGTAAACCTCGAAAAAGAAAGACTAGAGATACTTGATCAGATGAACGATTTAGAGAATAAAGACACAGAGGCTTTAGTATCTGAAAAAGAAACTTTGGAGACAACAATATCAAATGCTTTGTGCAGGGTCACCAATGTCATTGTTGGCAAGGATGAGATTTACTATATTGATGGTGATTCAAGCGAAATCGATGCAGAAATAAAAGCTTTAGAAGAAAGCAGAAATGGTAAATCTAAAGAAGAGATTATAGCTATTGAGCAGGAGATACAAAATAAATTTGAGGAGAAAAAGAATATTCCCAAAATTGAGGTTGACAATACTGTTTATTTAGAAGCGGTCTATGGTGGTGCAAAAAGAACATCTTATAATAACAATATTAGAAAAAACTTTGCAGGTGTGGGTATGATATATGATCCTGTAAGAGATGCTTTTTATGAAGAGCAACCTTATGAAAGTTGGACACTTGATGAAGACACCTGTGTGTGGCAACCCCCAACACCAAAGCTTGATGATAAATATTTTTGGAAAGATGATACAACCGAGTGGGTAGATTATGTATATTACAATCCCGACAAGAATCAACCATACCCGAGTTGGACGTGGAACACAGAAACAGGTATATGGGAACCACCTGTAGAAAAGCCTATAGGGCCTTTTTACAAGTGGGATGAGGAAACACAAACATGGATTATATAAATTATGGCAACAACAAAAGTAATATCGGACATAATAGATTTAAACAAGGCTAATACCACAAAGTCTCTAAAAATGCCATCGGGCACAGCTTTTTCAGGCACTCCTGTAGAGGGCATGCTTAGAAATGATACAAGTCAGTCTAGTCAATCATCAGCTTCTACTATGCAGTTTTATAACGGTACAGCCTGGAAAAATTTTGCCAATTTAGGTAGCTGCACTACTAGCACTCTTAATTACCCTACAGGTGTTACTGGCACAGCGTTATATGAGTTTGACGGAAACGCAAACTCTACAAGTAGTTCTTCTTACGACGCTGCATCTACTGCAAATTTAACATTTAACACAAGCATAAAAAGATATGGCACGTCATCCGCTTATTTTAATGGCTCAAACACTACAATAAATCTGCCCTTAACTTCATTTCATTTTAGTGCTTTTACTATTTCATGCTGGGTTTATCTTCCTACATATCCACCGAGTTCAGTATATGTAATTGCGAGCACTTATGATTACGGTCCTGGACCAAGCAAAGGTTGGCAACTTTACATCACAGGAGATGGTAAATTACAAGTAGATTTACATTCAGGTGATTGCGGCTCTCCATACCCTGTTGACCCTTCATGCACAGCTTATACTAGGATTACCTCTACTAATCTTATACCACAAAACACTTGGTCTCATTTAAGTTTGGTATGTGGAGGAACAGGCAATCCTGTAACTCTTTATATTGATGCCAATCAAGAAGCAACTACAACTATGCAAGGATTAGCGTATCACGCAGGTGCTACACCAACTATAGGTTATAGAATTTACAGCGTTTCAGGAACAGTGTATCAAGAAGGTTATTTTGGTGGATATATAGACCAGTTTAGAGGTTACAATACAGCATTAACTGGCACACAAATACAGTCGTTACAAAATGAAGTACCTTGTTAAAAAATAAATTATGGCAATCACTAAAATTACAAAAACAGAATTATTAGAACTTACATCAACTACAGGTGCAGTAAGATTACCCAGCGGTACAACAGCTGAAAGACCTTCTACTAATTTAAATGCTGGTGATTTTAGATACAATACAGACGATAATAAAGTTGAGTATTATGATGGCAGCAGTTGGTTTCAAATAGATGATGAGAGTTTACCACCTGTTCCTAGTGAAAATTTTAATACGCTTTTATATTCAGGTAACGGAGGCACACAATCAATTACAGGGGCGGTATTTCAACCAGATTTAGTTTGGGTTAAAAGGAGAAGCTCTTCAGAAGACCACGTGCTTTTCGATTCTGTACGTGGTGTGCAAGAACAATTAAGAAGTAATTCAGATGGTTCGCAAAGTACAAAAACAAATGCTTTAAGTTCTTTTGATTCAAGTGGTTTTACAACAGGTGCTAATAATGCACTGAACACAAATGGTCAAACCTATGTGGGATGGTGTTTTAAAGGAGGAGGAGCGCCTACTGCAACTAATTCAGCAGGAGCAGGTAACGTGCCAACAGCTGGTAGTGTAAAAATTGACGGAGCAGATTCTAGCGCAGCGCTGTCAGGCTCTATAGCCGCCACTAAAATATCAGCTAATACAAAAACTGGATTTTCTATAATAACTTGGACAGGTACACAGGTTAATGATTCTATAGACCACGGATTGAATGCAGCACCAAATCTACTTATTGTAAAAGACACTTCTAATAGTTATAATTGGTATGTATTTACAAAACCATCTGGAACTTCAAATAATTTAAGAATTGAAGGCTTAAATACACAAAATGCTGCATCAACACAAAATTCACAATTTACAACAACAACCTCATTAATTGAAAATTTAACAACCTTTGTTTCTCTTAATACATCTGGCGCAACTATGTTAATATATGCTTTTCACGATGTAGCGGGCTATCAAAAAATCGGAACATACACGGGCAATAATACAGGAGGTCTTGAAAACCAAATAATACAAACGGGTTTTGAACCAGCGTGGTTATTAATAAGAAATATAACTTCTTCAAGTAATGATTGGATAATAGTAGACAATAAAAGAAGTCTATCAAACCCAAGAAACCGAGTTTTAGAACCAAACAAAAATAATCCCGAAACAGAACAAACAGTTAATGTAAATTTTCTTACTAATGGATTTGAACTTACAAATGGAAATAGTGATGTTAATGATAATGGTGATGTTTATCTATATTGGGCAATAGCTGCGGACCCAGACACCACAACACCAACTCTAGCAAACAGTTTCAAAACAAACTTATATACTGGTAACGGAAACACACAAACAATAGGCGGTCATTTGAGCGGGGCAGCACAGTTTAATGGCAGCAATAGCTTGATTGATATTACAGGGTTTTCCAATTTTGCTTCAACAGGAGTAAGTATATCTGCATGGATTAATGTAAAAAGTTTTAGTAGCGGACCCACTATTTTTAATTTATACAGTAATAACAGTATAGTTTTTGGAACTAATTCATCAGGTAAATTTTTTAGGTCAGGTCAAGGTACGACTGTTACCTCTGCTGCTACAATGTCCACAGGCACTTGGCATCATGTTGTAATGACAGCGAATACAAGTGGTTTTACAAACCTGTATTTGAATGGTTTCGGAGCTGGAAGTGGTGATTCAACAACTGCAATGTATAATAGTAACAGTGATAAAGATTTAATTGGTGCTTATGGAACTAACAGCCAACCAATGGATGGTAGTATAGACCAAGTAAGAATTTATAATTCTGTTTTAACCGCATCACAGGTTTCTGAATTGTATAATGAAACATCTTCTACCGCTAACACATTAGATTTTCCTACTGGCGCAGGATGTATTGCTGCATATCCTCTTAATACAAACTCAAACGATTTGAGTGGAAACTATAATGGAACAGATTCAAATATAACTTACAGTGATGGACCTGGATTTAAACCAACCTTTATTTGGATGAAAGCTAGGGAGGCGACAACCTCACAAGCATTACAAGATAGCGTTAGAGGTGTAAGTAAATTTTTAGCAAGTAATGGTGTAGACCCTCAATATAGTTATCCAGGATATGGAGTGGTATCATATAACAATGACGGTTGGACATTAACAGATGTCGCTTCAGGTGGATATGGTATTAATGGAGCACCAGGTGGAACATACGCTGGCTCTAATGCTTATTATGTCGGATGGGCCTGGAAAGGCGCAGTTAATCTTCCCACAATAAATACTGATGGAAGTATAACAAGTATAGTCAGCGCAAATCCAGCAAGTGGATTTAGCGTGGTAAAATATAAAGGAACAGGTTCAGCTGCTACAATTGGACATGGATTGGATGATGTACCTGAATTTATTATAGTAAAAAATATGAGTTCTTCCGCTAAATGGAGAGTCTATGTTTCAGCAATTGGTGCAACTAAATATTTAAATTTAAGCGATGATGATTCTGAGGGAACTGCTTCAACAATATGGAATGATACTACACCAACCGAAGATGTATTTAGCATTGGAAGTGATTCATCTGTGAGCGCAAACAATGATTTATTTGTTGCATATTGTTTCCACTCGGTGTCTGATTATTGTCAAGTGGGCTCGTATACAGGCAGCGGCAACCCAGGAAATGCACAAGATATAGGATTTCAGCCTGGGTTTATAATATTTAAAAACACAGATGGACAAAATTCTTGGTGGATGTTTGATTCAGAAAGAGGTGATAATAGCAGGCTTTTTGCTGATTTACCTAACGGAGAATCTACATCAAGCAGTTTAACAACAAATTCCACGGGCTTTTCTTTCAATGACGGAAACAGCAATTTAAATCAACTTAATCATGTTTACATTTATTTAGCAATAAAATAAAATCAAAAATTATGAACACAACAATAATTATTTTAATCGGATTGGTATCATTACTAATCATTATCAACATAGCGTCAATATGGCTAACTAAAAAAGGTCTCACTAAAGATGAGAATAATAACATGATACCCGACATACTAGAGGAGAAATTTGCTCAAATGAAAAGCGATGTTTCCAAAAGAGTTGATCGAGTGGGTCAAGAAATAAAAGATGTGACAAAAGCCATCAAAGAGGTAGGTAATCAAATTGGTGATGTACCGAGTGCATTTAAAGGCAATAATAGGTCAGGGAAAAAACCAAAGAAAAAATGATCTATTACACTACGACCTCTGCAGGAGATATTAATTTTAAATATGTATTTATAGATGATAAATGTGAATGATCTTAAAATATATAGCATAAATTTTGTTGCTCTAATGACATCTTTGACGAACTTAGATGTTATTTTGAAAATTATTCTATCTCTTGTAGCTATCGGTTACACTATACATAAATGGTACATCATGCATGGAAAAAATAAGTGATCATATTTCGTATAAAGAAGCAACAAAATCTAACACAGCTTCAAGATTAGGCATAGATAATACACCAAATTCTTATCATTTATCTAATATGTCTATTCTAGCTGATAGACTATTTGAACCTTTGAGAAAATGGGTTGGTGGTTCTATCAAAATAAATAGTTTTTTCAGATGTGAAGAGCTTAATCGTGCTATAGGCGGTAGCAGTCGCTCACAGCATTGTGAGGGCAGAGCTGTTGACATAGATGATACTTTTGGCAACAAATCAAATGCAGAGATGTTCGCTTACATAAAAAATAATTTAGACTTCGATCAAATTATATGGGAATTTGGTGATGATTTGAATCCTGATTGGGTGCACATGAGTTATGTTTCCGAAAGCGAAAATAGATCACGTGCTCTTAGAGCAACAAGGGAAGATGGAAAGACTAAATATACTGTTATATGAGTAAACCCAAAAAAAAGTTTGGGCAAACCACAGTGGGTAAACTTTTAAAAGCATCTGTAGGTTTAATAAATCCCACACTAGGCAGTTTGATACAAGGCGATATGTCTGTAGAACAAGTCGTTTCTTCTATTAAAAATTCAAATGCACCTGCAGAAGATAAGATACGTGCCCAAGAGATGGTTCTTGAAGCTTACGAGGCTGAGGTCGCTGACAGGGCATCAGCACGCCAAAGGGAAATGGCAGCTCTAGCGTCTGGGTCAAATGATATTCTTTTCAAAACAGTAGGATGGGGCATCACCATATGTTTTATTGGAGTAGTTGCAGGAGCTATTGGGTTGTGGGAGATACCTAAAGAATCACAAAGACTTTTTGATATGGGCTTTGGTGCAGTAGTTGCTGCATTTACACAAGTTATAGGGTATTATTTTGGATCATCGGCGGGTAGTAAACAAAAAACAAATATTTTAAATAATGGCGAAGGCAATAAATTATAAATCCTACCAAAGCAAATCTAAAGTGCGTAGACCAGGTGTTCACGCTAAAACAAAAACATCAGCACTAAAGTCCTCAAAAAACTACCGAAAGACATACAAAGGACAAGGGCGATAAAATATTTGTATCTTAGGGGTAAATTTAATTTAATCTAATGGATATAAGAAAAATATCTGTAGGCTCAGATTATAAATCAGGAGCCATGCACTACATAGTAGGTCAAAAAATTCTTAATGGCGACTATAGCATTCATTTGATTCAGTACGACATCCAAAGTAATTCAATCAAGATATGGATCGAAAAAGATGAAGAAGTTTTGTTATGGAAAGAGTTTAATGCTAATATGCCCTTTTCTTTAGAATACAATATTAACTTTTGATGAAATCACCATACACATTTATTGTTGAACCATTAGATAATAAAAGATACGTCAACATTAAAAATATAAATGGTGTTGATTTGGTAATAAATACAAGTCAAGAGAATCATCTAGCTTCAAATAGAGAAGCAGTAGTTTTATCAACTCCAATCAAATACACAGGGCCTATTTCTAAAGGTGATATATTATTAGTACATCACAATGTATTCAAATTTTATTACGATATTAAAGGGAGGCAAAAAAGTTGTAAAAGTTATTTTCGAGATAATTTGTTTTTTGTTGATAATGAACAATTTTTTATGTATAAACAAAACGGTGAATGGCATAGTCATGATAGATATTGTTTTGTAGAACCTGTAAAAACCAAACAATCTATTATATACAAAAACACAAAAGAAGAACCCTTGGTTGCAAAAATGGTATATACAAACAATACACTTAAAAAACAAGGTGTAATTAAAGATAGCATAGTATCCTTCAAACCTGAAAGCGAATACCCATTTCTTGTTGATAATAGAAAATTATATCGTATGTATGATCATCAAATAACCTTACTTCTATGAAATCAGAAATGTTAAAACTGCAAATAATAAATGCAGGCAGAAAAGCTGTTGAACAACTAATTAAAGTTGCAAAAGAAGATATCATAAAACCTGATCCTGAGGATGAACTTGCGGCTGATAGACTTAAAAACGCAGCAGCCACAAAAAAACTAGCTATATTTGATGCATTTGATATATTATCTAAAATAGATCAAGAAGAACAAGAACTAAACCAAGAGGAAAAAAATATTAATGTAAATACAAAACAAGGTTTTGCAGAGCGAAGATCTAAATAAATTATATCAAAAGTTAGTAGGTTATATACCAACCGCAATCATAAAAAGAAAAAACAAAGCACGTACTTGGCTTTATGGGTATAATATTAAATATGATATTGTTATAATCTCAAAGGACGGCACATTAGGCGATATCATAAATATTAATGGATTAGTTATAGGACTGCCTTCTATACCGGATAACGTGTATAGTAGATCTAAAAGTAAAAAAGAACAATATTGGCAACGACAACCTCTAGATAAAAGTTTAAATAAAATTCAATCTATATTTCAATGGAATGAAATGTCCTCATCATTTAAAAACCGTTGGATTGATTATATTGAAAAAGAATTTGATAAAAGAGAAGAAGGGCATTGGTTTTACAATAATGGGACACCAACTTATATTAGCGGCTCACATTACATGTATTTACAATGGACTAGTATAGATGTAGGATACCCTGATTTTAGAGAAGCAAATAGAATCTTTTTTTTATTTTGGGAGGCATGTAAAGCTGACAATCGATGCTTTGGTTTAGATTATCTTAAAATAAGACGCTCAGGGTTCTCGTATATGGGTTCATCAGAATGCATTAACACAGGAACTTTGGCAAAAGATTCTAGGGTTGGTATTTTATCGAAAACGGGAGCAGATGCAAAAAAAATGTTTACTGATAAAGTTGTTCCGATTGCAAACAGATTACCTTTTTTCTTCAAGCCTATACAAGATGGTATGGATAAACCCAAAACAGAATTAGCTTTTCGTGTTCCTGCATCTAAAATAACTAAAAAAAATATGTATGACGTAGTTGATGATGAGTTGTATGGATTAGACACCACAGTTGATTGGAAAAATACAGATGAAAACTCATATGACGGAGAAAAACTATTATTGCTAGTACATGATGAAAGTGGTAAGTGGATTAAGCCCAATAATATTTTAAACAATTGGAGGGTAACTAAAACGTGTTTACGTTTGGGGAGTAAAATTATAGGTAAATGCATGATGGGCTCTACATCAAATGCTCTCAGCAAAGGCGGAGAAAATTTTAAAAAACTATATGAAGATTCAAACATATCTACACGTAATGCTAACGGTCAAACAAAAAGCGGCATGTATTCTCTTTTCATTCCCATGGAATGGAATATGGAGGGTTTCATTGATAAGTATGGCATGCCTGTGTTTCATACACCTTTAAATCCTATACTTGGCGTGGATGATGAATACATATATAATGGAGCTATAGATTATTGGGAAGCTGAAGTTGAGTCTTTAAAAAAAGATCCAGATGCTCTTAATGAGTTTTACAGACAGTTTCCTCGAACCGAAAGTCATGCGTTTCGTGACGAGAGTAAAGGAAGTTTATTCAACCTTACAAAGATATATCAACAGATTGATTTTAATGATTCTTTGATTATGCCACAGCATGTTACGAGAGGTAAATTTTATTGGAAAGACGGCATCAAGGATACCGAGGTCATATGGACACCAGATTCAAACGGAAGGTTTCAAGTATCATGGACGCCAAACAAACAATTAACTAACAAACCATCAAGCAGAAACGGTACTTACTACCCAAATAATGAGCATATTGGCGCTTTTGGGTGTGATAGCTATGATATATCAGGAACCGTAGGTGGAAGAGGTTCGAATGGCGCATTGCATGGGCTGACTAAATTTAATATGGATCAAGCCCCTAGCAATGAGTTTTTCTTGGAATATGTAGCAAGACCACAAACAGCAGAAATATTTTTTGAGGAGGTTTTAATGGCTTGTGTTTTTTATAGTATGCCTATTCTCGTAGAAAACAATAAACCACGTTTGCTGTATCATTTCAAAAACAGAGGCTACCGAGGTTTTTGCATGAATCGCCCTGACAGACATTTTAACAAACTTTCAAAAACAGAAAAGGAGATAGGTGGTATACCTAATTCATCTGAAGATGTAAAGCAATCACATGCTGCTGCGATAGAATCATACATAGAAAAGTATATTGGTATTGATTTAGAGGGAACTTATAGAGATCAGACTACGATTGGGTCTATGCTTTTTAATAGAACACTAGAAGAATGGGCAAGGTTCGATATTAATAATAGGACACAGTTTGATGCCACTATAAGCTCGGGTCTTGCAATAATGGCGAATCAAAAATCGTTATATTTACCTATCCAAAAACAATCAAAAATAAGTCTTAACTTTGCAAGATATAGCAACAGTGGAAATTTTAGTGAATTAGTTAAATGAAAGAAGTAAGTATAAATATTTCATCTGTAGGCTTTCCGAATCAATACGCCTCAGATGCTGAAAAAGCAACAGATGAATACGGACTTCAAATCGGGCAAGCAATACAATATGAATGGTTTCGTAAAGATTCAAACGGTTGTAGATATTACAATCAGTGGAGAGATTTTAATAGATTAAGGTTGTATGCACGGGGCGAACAATCAATAGCTAAATATAAAAATGAACTAGCTGTAGACGGTGATTTATCATATTTGAATTTAGATTGGACTCCTGTACCTATCCTGCCAAAATTTGTTGATATAGTAGTCAATGGATTATCAGAACGTTTATTTAAAGTAAAGGCTTATGCTCAAGACGCATTGTCTCAATCCAAAAGAAGTAAATACCAAGATATGGTTGAAGGACAAATGGCAGCAAAAGATGTTTTGGGCATTGTTCAAGAAAAAACAGGTTATAATCCTTTTACTATAAACCCTGAAGAATTACCACAAACAGATGAAGAACTATCACTATATCTTAATTTAAATTATAAACCTGCAATCGAAATAGCTGAAGAGGAAGCTATTGACACTATGTTCGCCGAAAACCATTACGAAGATATTAGAAAACGTATAGACTACGATCAAATGGTTGTTGGTGTAGGTATGGCAAAACACGAGTTTCTTCCTGGTGCAGGCGTAAAATTATCTTATGTTGATCCTGCTAATGTAGTATACAGTTATACCGAAGACCCATATTTCAAAGATTGTTTTTATTGGGGTGAAATAAAAACTATAGGAATAACTGAACTTATGAAGATAAATCCTGACTTGACTAATGATGATTTGGAAAAAATCGCACAATATAGCCAAAGTTGGTATGACTATTTTAATACAGCACAGTATTACGAAAACGATATATTTTACAGAGATACTTGTACTCTTCTCTATTTTAACTATAAGACCACAAAAAAAATTGTTTACAAAAAGAAAAATCTTGACAGCGGAGCAACAAGGATGATAGAGAAGGATGATCAATTCAATCCACCGGAAGAGATGATTGAAGAGGGAAACTTTGAAAAAATTGAAAAAACTATTGATGTTTGGTATGATGGTATAATGGTTATGGGCACAAACATCATCTTGAAATGGGAGCTTGCTAAAAATATGGTAAGACCAAAGTCAGCAACACAACATGCATTACCTAATTATGTAGCAGTTGCACCTAGAATGTATAAGGGAAACATTGAATCTTTGGTAAGAAGAATGATACCTTTTGCCGATTTGATTCAAATAACGCATTTAAAACTTCAGCAAGTAATAGCAAGAACTGTGCCTGACGGGGTTTATATAGATGCAGATGGATTAAATGAAGTTGACCTCGGAACAGGTGCAGCTTATAATCCTGAAGACGCATTAAGATTATATTTTCAAACAGGTAGCGTTGTTGGCAGAAGTTATACTCAAGATGGTGATTTTAATCAAGCACGTACCCCTATACAGCAATTGACATCTAACTCTGGAGCCTCGAAAACACAAATGCTTATTGCTAACTATAATCATTATTTAGACATGATTAGGGCAGTTACAGGACTTAATGAAGCTAGAGATGGGTCAACACCAAACCCTGAAGCTTTAGTTGGGGTACAGAAGTTAGCAGCTTTAAATTCAAACACAGCAACAAGACACATCCTAGACGGTGGATTATACATATATCGTACTTTAGCAGAGGCTTTGACTTATCGTATAGCTGATATACTTGAGTATTCTGATTTCAAAGACGATTTTATAAACAAAATAGGAAAGTATAATGTAAGCATCCTTCAAGAAATATCAGAGCTATATATATACGACTTTGGCGTATTTATTGAGCTGTCACCTGATGAAGAACAAAAGGCTATGTTAGAGCAAAATATACAAATGGCATTGTCTAAACAAGATATTAATCTCGAAGACGCTATTGACATAAGAGAAATAAAAAACATTAAGTTAGCTAATCAACTACTAAAAGTCAAAAGAAAATCAAAACAAGAGTTTGATCAGAAAAAAATGATGGAAGAAAAAGCGCTTAGTGCACAACAAGCAATTAAAGTTCAAGAAATAAAAGCTCAGTCTGACGCACAAAAGATATCTCTCGAAACTGAAAGTAAGTTAAAAGTGAAACAAGCAGAGATAGCCTTTGAGATTGAAAAGCAAAAAGCCGAGGCTCAACTCAAAGCCACATTGATGGAGCAAGAGTTTCAGTATAACATGCAGTTAAGAGATGTCTCCGAAAATGCGTTAGCTTTTCGTGAGGGTTCTAGAGAGGAAGCCAAAAAGCAAAGGATAAGTCAACAAAACACTCAACAGTCTCAACTTATAAATCAAAGAAAAAATAACTTACCTCCAAAAAACTTTGAATCTAACGAAGACACCTTAGATGGGTTTGATTTGGCAGAGTTTGAACCACGCTAAAAACGTATATTTTTTTTATTTAACTTTGTAGAAATTTAATCTAATCAAATGGAAATAAAAGTAAGAGAGCTGACTGATGTTAAAGAGAAGTCGAAACAAGAAATTGAACAAGAACTTCTTGATAAACATGAGCAGAAACAAAATACTGAAACTGAAGTTGCTGAAACAAAAAATGAATCTGTAGAAGATACAAAAGTTGATGAAGCAAAAGTTACAGAAAATGTTACAGATTCTACAGAAAATACTGTAGAAGAAGAGGTTGAAGAAACAAATCCATCTGTAGCAGAAGAATCTTCTGAATTATCAGAAGAACAAGTTCTTTCATATATTGGTAATAGATGGGGCGAAGAAGTTACTTCTTTAGATCAATTAAAGGATAAGCGAGATGCTGAAGAACCTTTATCTGAAGATGTTGCTGCTTACCTCAAATATAAAAAGGAAACAGGGCGTAATATGAGTGATTATTTAAAATTACAAAAAGATTACTCGGAGATAAGTCCTGATAATTTGTTAAGAGAATACTTAACTATTACAGAAGAAGGTCTAGATCCTGAAGATATTGATTCACTTATGGAGGATTATGTCTATGATGAGGATGATGACGATGAAAATGTAATTAAAAAAGTAAAATTAGCAAAGAAAAAAATGGTTGCTAAAGCCAAGAAATATTTTAATCAGGAGCAACAAAAATATAAACTACCTCTTGAGTCAAGGGAAAGTTCAGGCGCTGTTGATGAAGATTATCAAGCTTATAAGCAATACATAAGTGAAGCTAAGAGTCGAGAAGAGATAGACAAAAAAAAGTCTAACTGGTTTAAATCAGAAAGTGACAAGCTATTTTCATCTGAGTTTAAAGGTTTTAAATTCAATATAGGTGATAATCAAATTGTTTATTCTCCTGGATCTGCGGCTGAATTAAGAAAGGCTCAAGACACTCCTATGAATTTTGTTAATACATTCTTGGATAGTGATACGGGCTTAATTAAGGATACCGAGGGTTATCATCGCTCTTTAGCAATGGCAATGAATCCTGACAAGTTCGCCGAGTTCTTTTTTGAACAAGGTAAAGCTTATGCAACAGAAGATGTAATGCGCAAAACTAAAAATGTAGATATGAAAGAGCGCAGTGCACCTGAAGTTTCAACTAAGGGAGGGTTTCAAGTCAAATCAGTTTCACAACCTTCAAGTCGTGGACTGAAAATAAAGAGTATTAAAAAAATGTAAATTATAAAAATTAGAAATTATGCCTGGACAAGTTAAAACGATTCCAACATTTGCGTTGACCCCGAGTTCAGAAAGAACTCCTACAACGGAAAACTACATAACTAACTTTGACTTTTTGAATCAGTATCTACCTGATACTTATGAAAAAGAGTTTGAGCGTTATGGAAACAGAACTATATCTTCATTCTTACGTATGGTAGGAGCGGAGATGCCTACCAACTCTGACCTTATTAAATGGGCTGAGCAAGGTAGATTACACACCAAATACACTCAAGTAGGTAGTGCAGGAACAGCTGGAGATGATCAAGTTACTTTTCAAGTAAATGATACATTAGATCCTACTGCAGCGGAGCAAGTCATTCGAATAGGACAAACAATAGTGGTTGTTCAAAACGATGGATCGGGTTCTAACAAAGCAGTGGTAAGCGCTGTTAATAATGCAGCTGGTGGTAGAGGACAATTTACTGCCGACTTTTATGAAGCAAGTGGTCTTGCTACTAACGGAACAGGAGTAGGAAACTCAGACGTTACTGTATTTATTTACGGATCAGAATTTAGAAAAGGAACTGCAGGAATGGTTGGTTCTTTAGAAGCTAATGACTTTATTTTCGAAAATAAGCCTATTATAATCAAAGATACTTACAATGTATCAGGTTCAGATATGGCACAAATCGGATGGGTAGAAATAACAACTGAAGATGGTGCTACAGGATACCTATGGTATTTAAAATCAGAGCATGAAACAAGGCTTAGATTTGATGACTATTTAGAAACTGCAATGATTGAGGCTGTTCCTGCAGAGCAAAACTCAGGAGCTGCAGCAATATTAGGCAGTTCTGGTGCAGCAGCAAATCCTGGTGCAGGATCTGACGGTATCTTTTACAGCGTACAACAAAGAGGAAATATCTGGGATGGTGGTAATCCAACAACCCTAGCAGACTTTGATAATGTAATTAGTAGGCTTGATAAACAAGGAGCTATTGATGAAAATGTAATTTTTGTTGACAGACAATTTGCTTTTGACATTGATGATATGCTAGCTGCTCAAAACTCTTATGGAGCGGGTGGTACTTCTTTCGGTCTATTTGACAACGATGAAGAGATGGCCCTTAATTTAGGTTTCACAGGATTTAGAAGAGGTTATGACTTTTATAAATCAGATTGGAAATATCTAAATGACCCAACAATGAGAGGTGGTTTACCAACAGGAGCTGGATCAGGACGTATAAACGGATTGTTAGTACCAGCGGGTTCAACTAGTGTTTACGACCAAATACTTGGTAAAAATGCTAAAAGACCTTTCTTACATGTTAGATATAGAGCTTCTGAAACAGAAGACAGACGTTATAAAACTTGGATTACTGGTTCTGCTGGTGGTGCAAGAACAACTGATGTGGATAATATGCAAGTAAACTTCTTGTCTGAAAGAGCTGTTTGTACTTTAGGTGCTAACAACTTCTTTATATTCCAAGAATAGTTTTGTTCAGAGGGGGGCGTAAGCTCCCCTTATTTTTTAAAATCTAATTAAATTTAATCTAATGAATAAGTCTAAATACGTAGATAGAATCTACAAACTTACACGTGATAACGCTCCGTTATCATTAATACTAGCCTCTAGACACACGCAGAGGTATCCTTTACTTCATTTCGATGAAAAAACAGGAACAAATAAATCTTTAAGATATGCACGAAATCAAAATTCCCCATTTATGGAGGAACAAGATGGTAATGCCATATTAGAACCTATCGTATTTGAAAATGGATTTTTGACAGTACGTAAAGAAAACCAAAATCTACAAAAGTTTTTGGCCTTACATCCTGGTAACGGTAGGACATTTGTTGAGGTTGATAAAAATAAAGATGCGCAAAATAAAGTAGATGCTCTAAATCAAGAAGTTGATGCTCTTATTGAAGCAAGACAATTATCTATTGATCAAGTTGTAAACATGTCAAGGGTTTTATTTAATAAAAATGTAAGCAAGATGACAACGGCTGAATTAAAAAGAGATTTATTAGTCTTTGCTAAAAACAATCCTAAGAATTTTTTATCGATATTGAAAGACCCAATGTTGCAACTTAACGCAACTGTGCAATCCTTTTTTGATAGTAATTTATTGACTTTACGAAACGGAGATAGAGAAATATGGTTCAATACACCGACAAACAAAAAGAAAATGTTAAATGTGCCGTATGGTGAAGACCCCTTGCACATGGCTGTATCATTTTTTCAATCCGATGACGGTGTGGAATTATTAAAGCACTTAAAAAAGTTAACTGAAAATTTGTAACTTAGTATATAATAAGATACCTTTTTTCATAATTTTAATATGGTTTGAACAAGGCACCCATTTTAGGGTGTCTTTTTTTTTTAACTATCTTTGTTAAAATATTAATAATGATTAATTCCGTAAGAAATACTGTCTTAGCTATTCTTAATAAAAATAACTACGGTTATATATCGCCATCTGATTTTAATTTATTCGCAAAACAAGCTCAGCTAGATATATTTGACGATTATTTTTATCAATACAATCAATTGATTAATCAAGAAAATGCAAGATTAGTTGGCACAGGATACGCTGATATTAGAAAAGGTTACGAAGAGGTAATTGATTTATTCTCAGAAACTAAAACATTAACACAAAGCACGCTCAACCAATATTTTTTACCCTCGCAATCTACAACAGGTGATGATTATTATTTAATTAATAAGGTGTTGTGTTTCAGTGGTGGTATATTTCAAGGAGAGGCGGAAAAAGTTTCAAATAGCCAAATTACACTTTTAAACAATTCAATGTTAACAAGTCCATCTTTGGGATTTCCTGCATATAGTTTACAAGGAAATTTGATGACTGTATTTCCTGCACAATATAATGGTGCAAGCGATATACAAGCTCAATATATAAGGTATCCAAAAGCGCCTAATTGGACATTTATTACAGTAAGTGATGGTGCACCTGCTTTTAATCAAAGTGCAGCAGATTTTCAAGACTTTGAGTTATCTCCAGATGATGAAACCTCTTTAGTATTTAAAATATTACAATATGCAGGTATGTCCATTCGGGAAATACAAGCTGCACAATTTGGTGCCGAGCAAGAAATAATGGAAGAACAAAAAGAAAATTAATGGCTTACTTATCACAATTTCAATATTACGAAAACGCAGGAGCAATCCCTACAAATGCAAATTGGGGATCATATCAATATGTTTCCCTAAAAGATATAGTAACAAATTTTTTGTTAATGTATCAAGGTAATCATGCTTTGGTAAACAATGTAAATAGATTCAAAATATTATTTCATGCTAAAAGATCCATACAAGAACTTAATTATGATGCCTTCAAAGAAATAAAAGCTTTGGAGTTAAAAGTATTTGATAATCTTGTATTTACCCTCCCTTCTGACTATGTGAATTGGATACGATTATCTTTATATAAAGACGGTTATCTAAGACCCCTTACTGAAAATATTCAAGTGAATTCGGCACAAGCTTATTTACAAAGTTCTACAGGATCATTAAGTTTTAATGCGGATGGTTCAGTAGTTACAGCTGAATCCAAACTAGACCAACAGCGCATATCAGGACAACAAGAAAGTATATATTTAAATCAAAACAACTCAAACACAACAATAAGTGATCCAAGCGCATATGACCCATATGAGTTAAAAGATTATAATATAGGGGCTAGATATGGTTTAAATACCGAGACTGCCAACTTTAATCCTACATTTCGTATAGATAAAAAAGCTGGCGTAATAAATTTTGACTCTACTATGGCTAATGAACTTTGTGTACTTGAATATATTAGTGACGGTATGGAAGGGGGCGATGATTCGAAAGTAAGTGTCAATAAACTATTTGAGCAGTACATATATGCAGCTATAAAATATGAATTATTAAATAATAAATTTGGCGTACAAGAATACATAGTCAACAGAGCAAGAAAAGACAAATCAGCATTATTAAGAAATGCAAAAATAAGAATGAGTAACATTCACCCTGGTAGACTATTAATGAATATCCGTGGTGAAAACAAGTGGATAAAATAAGATGCCAAACACTCAAAGAAATTTTGTAAGAGGTAGAATGAACAAGTCTCTTGACGAGAGACTAGTGCCTAATGGTGAGTATATAGATGCACTTAACGTTAGACTAGGTTCAACTGAAGCATCAGAAATAGGAGCTGTAGAAAATTCAAAAGGTAATACGCAGTTAACAACCTTACAATATGAAGAAACGGGCAGTGATGAGGCAACAACATTTCTTAGTGCAGACGCAAAGTGTATAGGTACTTTTCAAGACGGTCAAAATAACAGAATATATTGGTTTGTTCATGACCCAAATTTTTCCAAAGGTCTTACTAAAAAACTAGATTTAATAGTATCTCTCAACCCAACCACCAACAACTTAAATTATCATGTTGTTAGTATTGATGATGGCACTGGTGTAAATACCACTTTAAACTTCAATAGCACAAATTTAATAACATCTGTCAATAAAATAGAAGATTTACTTTTTTTTACAGATAATGTAAATCCACCTAGAGTTATCAACGTACAAACTAATTACCCAAACCCTGAATTCAATCAAGATTTGATTACAGCTGAAGAGTTACTTGTCATTAAAAAACCACCTACAGCATCACCACAACTTTCTTTTAAATTTAAAACAAATCCCTTAGGTGATGATTTTTTATCTGATAGATTTATATGTTTTGCTTACAGGTATCAATATGCTAACGGAGAATTTTCTGCAACTTCACAGTGGACGCAACCTGCTTTTGACCCAGGCATATATGATTATAACTTTTCTACAAACACTAACGAGGGGATGATTAACACTATAAGTGGTGTTGATATCGTTTTTAATAGTGGTAGTCCACTTGTAAAAGCTATTCAGCTATTATATAAAGAAAACGTAAGTAATGTAATAAAAATTATAGATAAGTTAGATAAGAATTTATTAGGTTATGCAGACAACACAGATTATAGTTTTGCATTTAACAACAGTAAAATATTTACTGTCTTGCCTGAATCAGAGCTATTAAGGTTATATGATAATGTACCTTTACGTGCTGTGGCTCAAACCATTATGGGCAATCGTTTGGTTTATGGAAATTACTATGAAGGCTACGATCTTAAAGATTTATATAATAATCCTGTACAACAACAATATACGACTCAGTTAGTTGAAACTGAAATAACAAATATAAACCTTGAAACTTCAACTATTGCAGGCACATATACTTATGGTGCTTCGAAAACAATAGCAAACTCTGTTTTGCAAGTAGAGCTAGGTGCGCTTAATCAATTCACACAATTGATTGCGGGGGTATCTTTAAACTTTACATTTGTTTTTGAACATTCAGAATATGATCCAACAGCGAGTCAACCAACAACAACTACACAAAACGTTGAACTTCAGTTTTCTTACACACTTCCTAGAGACTATACATCTGTATTTGACTTAGTAGCTGATAGTGAATTTCAAGAAGCAATAGGTACAAGCGGAAACATAAAACCTGTTTATGATGCAGCGGGTGCTAATTCTTGTACTGGATTTACATTGACAGATAACTTTAATTGTTTAGTGCCAACAACACAAACAACAAGCACAGGTACAGTTACTAAGTATGCAAGTGGAATAACCTCAAGCACTACAGCTGCAGGTGAACCTATTGCAATTGTTGGTAATGTACCCGCTTCAACAGCCATTAAGTTGCAACTACCCGCAATGAGATACGTTACAGATCCTGCGAGTCCAACAGGTGGGTTTTATGAATATTATAAAATTGTTTCATCTGAAGCTACTTACAGTTCAGTAAGTACACCAAAAAGCTTACATAGTAACAGAGGATATGAAGTTGGTATAGTTTATATGGATGAATTTTTAAGATCCTCAACTGCACTTACAAGCACTAATAATACAGTGTATATACCATGTAGAAACTCTAGACAACAAAACGAAATACAAGTAACCATACCATGGGGGCAACGAGCACCGTTTTGGGCAAAATTTTATAAGTTTTGTATCAAGCCAGATAAAGGAACTTATGAAACAATATACGCTGAAACATATTTCAAAGACCCAAATAGCAACTCTGTATACTTTTTGTTGGAAGGCGAAAATGCTGCAAAAGTAGAATCAGGTCAAAGGTTAGTAGTTAAAAGAGATAGTGGTGGAGCAGTTGAACAATGTGTAGTTGCTACTGTAATAGAAAAGGCAAGTCAAGACGCTAACTTCCTACAAATAGAAAACCCATTCAATACGGGCACAGACCCCACCGCAGAGGGATATTATTTACCTGTACCATCTGGTGCATATGCTGAAATAGTGCCCTCAGGATTTAATATATCTGTAGATCAATCGGTAGGACAAAACTTTGTAGCTTACCCAGCGGTGCGTACTACTTTTCCCGCCAACAACACTACACGAGGTTATCCTGTTGGTAGAGCAAGAGTAAACATCTTGAATCCAAACCCCGAGTTTGCTACGGTAACACCGACTGAATATAAATATAAGGACTATACTATACCTGTAAATAGTAAAATTAATATACGAATATTTCAAAACAGGGAAGGGGGTAATAGAAAAAATGGCAAAGGTTGCGAGTTTCGTAGAAACTTGTATGAATCACCTGACTTATTCGCAAGTGATAATTACGACGACTTTAAACAGTGGTTTGATGGTGATAATATAGCTAATAAAATAATATCAAATAGTGTGCCTGAAGTTGGTGGAGGTGGTACAGTAAATAATGTTTACAATAATACAATTCTAACAGGCGCAGCGACTGAACCTGAAGAACAGATAAAACGATCAAATCAAAATCCATATATTGATGTCGCTGTTGGTACTAACTATTATCAATTTTATAGATCTGATCCATCGTTAGGTGGTGATAACTCATTTTGGTTTCTTGCCACAGGAACTCTTAGTTGCAAAAGTGCTTTAGGTATTGGAGGTCAATCCTCGAATGTTGAAATAGAAATTACAGTAGAAAGAGCAAATCAAGCGGGTGTTGTTGTTTTTGAAACTGAACCTTCGGATGCTGCACCTGATATATGGTTTGAAAATGAATTGTCTTTTCCAATTAATGACAATGGTGAACATCAGGGTAACTTACAAAACCAAAACATACAAACACAAACTCCTGCTATAATAGAAACAAACTTTTTTGATTGTTTTTCTTTTGGTAATGGAGTGGAAAGCTATAGAGTTAGAGACTCAATAAAAGGTGAGCAATTTACTTATGGTAATAGAGTAACAACAACCGCAGGACAAGACTATAAAGAGGTGCATAGATTTGCAGACCTTACCTACAGTGGTGTTTTTAATGACGAAACAAATGTCAATAAGTTAAACGAATTTAATTTAGGTTTATTAAATTTTAAAAACTTAGAAGAGGCTTTTGCTTCTGTACAAAAACTTTTTGCTCGGGAAACTGATATATTAGTTCTGCAAGAAGATAGAATTTCATACGTATTAGCAGGTAAAGATTTATTGTCAGACGCAGGAGGAGGTGGTGCATTGACATCTGTACCTCAAGTATTGGGGCAACAAATAGCTAGACTTGAAGAGTATGGTATAAGTAGAAACCCTGAAAGTTTCGCAGTATTTGGACCAGATAAATTTTTCACAGACGAGCAAAGGGGTGCAGTTCTACAACTTAAAGGAGGTGCATACAATAATGAATCACTAACGGTTATATCAGAGTTTGGTATGCGACCGTACTTTAGAGATCTATTTCACAGTACATATGATCAACAAAAAATTGGAGGGTTTGACCCATACATGAATGAATATGTTTTATCATCTAACGGGAATAAACTACCGTTTGTAGGTGATTGTGATTTTTGTGGCACGAGCAGAGACATACAACTTCAACCAAATGTATCTTTTACATATTGTGTTAACGTAACCCAAGAGGTTGGTACTGTAAATATTGACTATGTTTTGCCAAGTGGTGGGAACAACAATATAGTTACGGAAGACGGTACAGGCACTAGTAATGAAATATTAACAACCGAAACAAATTCTACCGCTTCAAGTGGCGGAAATATTGTAACCGAAGACGCTACCTCAAATAATAATTATACCATTACAGCACTTTACAACGGTAATTCATTTACTACAGGCCCCGTTAGTATTAGTGGTACTTTACAAATTGACAAAAATTCTGTTTATGCGGACATAATAGCAATAACCGTTTCATCAGATGCAATAACAACTGATGCCATTGAAATAACAACTTTTTGTCCTGAGCCTGATCAAATTACCATCTTCCAAGTTTCAATAACAAGCAATCAAGATCGAGGTAAATTTATACATAATGAATATAGATGGACAGATGGTTTATTTATATCTCCTTTACATTCAGAGCTCGTGGAATTTGCTTCAGGCACTCAATATCCATTGTTATCACAGTTTACAGAACTTACAGGATCGCAAGGCGCAGGAGTCATTCCAGATGACGGAGCAGAAATTACTATAATTAGTAACAAGTTGGACTTTGATGATTTTGAGTTTGACGCATCCAAAAATAACTTTAGATATTTAAGGACAAGCACATTCTATGGTAAAACTCTAACTGATTTGTCAGCTCTTCTAGCTGCTTCAGCTACAGCAACACCTATTAGCACAAGATTTGATCCACAATTTTCAGCACAATTTAATATGCCTGCAGGCACATCGGCAGATAAAAACTTGTACTTAATATGGGATTATAGAAAATCTACACAAGTTCAGTTATGCTATTCAAATATAGATGCCACAGATGCATGTTGTACATGTGCAGTAGAACCGACCCCAACATCGACTTTAACTCCAACACCAACTCCAACTATATGTCATCAATATACATTGGAAGTTCCTG